TTAATAAAACTGCCAAATTTTACAAAGGCATTGTAATATGATGTATCACAAAACTCCTCGTATGTTTTGGCCTTGCCGCCTTGCGCCAGTTGCCAAAATCTATTAAACGCCATGTAACCAGCCTGTACTCGTTTTTCATTTTTTTGGAGGGCACGACGTTTGCGCTCACACATATGCGCCGTCAAAGTTTTCTCCTGCATGAAATTTTTATTGCAGTGAAAACATTTATAAGGTTGCGGCACCAATACTATCATTTATTTCCAAAGTTTCAACAAGTTTACAAAATCAGGCCATTCATTATGGTGACGCGTGCACATGACAATGGCCAGTTCTGCATTATTCATTCTACTTTCAGTTACAACAATATGTTCAACTACTTCTTTGCACATGACAAACTCTGCTGGGGTAACAGCACAGGTAACTTTTTTAAAACTGGTCTTGAGCCACTCTTGATAGCCCACATCGTTTTGATATTCTAAATGACACATAAGACTGGCATGGGCTGCGGCATTCATAGCCATGCCTGCAGGGGTATCATCTTTGATGCAAATATACATTTTCATTATTCGTATTCCTTGCGTTGTTTTTTATCAAATCCCATTTTATCAAACAATTCTTCTCGATCAGCCTTGCTCATCAATTTGGCCATTAATTTAACGTCAACCATTTTCATTGTTGGATATATGTCACATAATAATTTTTCAATCTTATTGGCTTTTTCTTTCTTACCTGCTGCCAAATATGGATGATAGCAATTAACACCAGTTCCAGTTGCGGCAAAGAGTTTCCATAGTAGTTCCTTGTGATTTTTACTGAGGTCCCAGTGATTTTTATTGACCATTTCATTAGTCATCTCTAGGTACCATTCCTGGATATCTCGATCAGGCATCTGAACACTAGCAGTGTATCGCATCAGGATATAAGGACTAAATGCTTTACGTTCATCATCGGTTAGGTTAGCATAGAAGTCATAGTTCTTTTGATCTACTGCTCTAAGTTCACGCTGAATATCAAGTTTTGCGGTTGCCATATCTTTTCTCGTAGTCTTCTGTTAGATAATATAATATTTTAACACGTTCTAGAGCTTGTTGTAAAGTATGATTGCCTTTTGCAGCACGACGAATGTTCCCCCAAAGTTGATCGTCTTTAATATGTTCTTACAGCGGCTTGCCATCACTAGTTCGCGGATCTTTTTCTTTGTCGTACATGTAGCCAATCAACTTACGCTCAGACTGTCCAACTTCTCTGGCATAAATTTCTTCGCCATTGCGTTCATAAACATAACTAGCTTTAGGAGTAAGACTGCCCATATTACCAACACTTTGTATAATCTACTAACTCACTTTGTCTACTAACTTCCTTGACAAAATATGCACATCTGGGCTTCTTGCCAGGCTCTAAAGGAGTACATAATAATTGTCCTGGACGCATTTTAGGAAAATACCATTTGACATCTGGATAAACATCAATTATGTCTATATCCAAAAATTCTGGCCTAAAACTGCTGAGAGGGTTAAAACAAAAAGTTTTAAATCCTCTATCATTCAAACTGGTTAGCGGCAAAACTTCCATCTCAGGGCCTTCTGGATCTCCTACAATAGTACACCAATCTAACGGCATGGTAAGCTCATGCGGACCAATTTTTAATACCACTGCAGGACCAGTAAAACTTTCCAAAAATATTAAAGGTATGAAAAAATGATCAGGGTTTGCATGATCGCTATTATCTAAAACAGCAAATCTTAAATCGTCATCGATTTCGTCTGGTAATTCGTTAAGAGAATATATCTCATTTTCTAGGGTTAAAATCTGCACCGGTAAATTTCCTTTATTATTAGTATAGTGTCATTTTACAGGACGATCAACCTTTTTTACTGAGAATGGATATTGAGCATCTTTATAATATCTTTTTCTTTCAGTAAGATGCCGTTTAGAATATTTTGTTGAAGCACACAGATCATGTATGGTTACAAAATCCTTGTCGTCTGCTTTTCTAATACCTCGGCCAATACTTTGTATAACGCGAACAAAGCTCTTTCCGGGCTCCAAAAGAACCAGATTAAAAATACGGGGGATATTAATACCCACAGCGGCCACACCATAAGTCGCCACAATAATCTTGTTAGTAGATGTCTTAATTTCGTCATACTCTTCTTTTCTATCTTTGGTTTTCACCTCACCTGATACAAATACCGCTTGAGGATTTTTTTCTACAAATGCTTTACCCGAATCAATTCTGTTGACTAACACCAATGTGTTGCCAGTTTCAGCAATGCCCTTGATCATATCACTAAGAAAATTCATTCTATGATCATCAGTTACCAGATATTTTAATTCCTCTGGGTAACTTTTAAATTCTTTCCATTCAGCTGTTTGAATAATATTAACATGACAGTTACTCAATACACCAGATTCTTGTAGAGTGTGTGCGTATACATGATTAGTAACTTCGCCCAAACTAGCTTTGATACTTTGAAATTCATGATCAGCTTTAGGTATAGTGCCAGTTAGTCCCCATCGTATTGGCGTTCGCGCTAGATTTTTAGTTAACAAGTTTTTTAATACTTCTGCTTTAGCCATATGCACTTCGTCAACCATTACACATTGCACATTGTCCAATAACATTTCTAATCTTGCACTAGCTTCTTCATCCCAATTTTTGCTATTCTTATCTAAGATATTTAAACTTTGCCAAGTACATATGGTGTGAGTTCGATCAAGATCTTTTCTATCTCCATAGTAAACTCCAACATCAAGACCACAGTTAACAAAATCTTCCTCCGTTTGTTCAACTAGACTTTTATTTGGGACAATGGTCACTGTTCTTCCATATTTTTCGCAAATCTTTGCCAAGGTGGCTGTTGTGATAGTTTTACCAAATCCTGTGGCAATTTCCTGTATGCTTTGTGGATGCTCTAAAAATTTATTAATAACATTGACTTGATCTTCTCGTAACCGTATTGGTTGTCCAGCAAATCTATGACCAACTGGCCAACAGGTATTGCCCCAAAAATCAATACCAATTGCGTCAAACCCCAAGTTGATAGGGATCCGTTGATCTTCCAATTCAATATAAAAATTTTTACTTTCTAAATATTCTAATACTTGTGGCAGCATGCTCAAGTATGTTGTACCCCCAAGTCCAAAAAAACTAACAGTGCCATCCCACCTGCCCAATTTGTATGCTGGCCTGAATCGAGCAGTTGGATCTTCGTATTTGAATTTCTTTACCAATGCTTTTCTAGTGTCAAGATCCAAATTTGAAATTTTAACATTTACCTCGTCAAGAATGACAATTTTACACGATTTAGACATTAATTTTCCCCTGACCTAATTCAACTGGAGTCACTGGATTAAAATTTATAATATTTTGATAATCTTTCATATAATGCCGTAGACTGTAATGTGCGCTGGTAAACCCTAAATTTATAATGCTGTTAATGTGTATTCCGGATTTTGCAACAGTTTTTGGCATTTTATTACTAACAAACACCACACGAGTTTCAGACGAAATTGGCGAATTTAATTGGTGATTTTTAACAAATTCATTAAAATTTTTGCCGTTTTCGTTAGATAATCTAAACAAAACACTAAAGTTTTTCTCCTCCAGTGCCATACCCTTTAGAAGATTGTATGCTAGTCTAGTTTTTTGTAATTCTGATCCGCCCGGAATTACAATCATTGTGGGGCTGAGATTTTTAACAAGTAGTTCTAAAAATTCAATTGAATTAGCGTCATTTAAAATATCAAAATCTTTAGTGATTTCATTACGTAAAAAGTCTACTACTATAGGATTATTATATTCATGATCTAAGTAATGATTGATTACATCGTCCCATAGTGTCACACCCATTCTTCTTGCTTGAAATAATGCGTCAATTATATTAGTGGCGGTAATTTTTGGTAAATTTTTAGGTGCATTTTTTACAGTTAAATCTTGAGTCAATACTGGTGCATAATTTTCTATATTGTTAATTATTGCACTGGCCTGAGAGACATAATTTTGAAATTCATTGTCGTACTCGCACAATTTATCCGCAAATGTTCTAATTAAAAAACTAATGTGATCTTCAGTTAAATCAAAAAACCAAGATCCAGCTTCTTTATTCCATCGCCTAGAGCCAGACATTATGGGTAATTTTCTAATTTCAGATATTATATTTTCATCGTAGGGAAATTTTGCTTTGATTTCTTTGCGCCCTTCGCTGTTTGTGACAATTTCAATAGATCGAGCACTGGCTATGGTCCTTAACGGATGTCTATATACAGGATTTTTAATAAAAGCATCAATACTTTGTCCAACTATTGGTTCTAATTGAGTTTTATATTTACTAATTATTTTTATTGCCAATACTGCTTGTTTCTCGGTTAACCCGACACCAGTAAAAAGTTGTGCATTAAAACTATTAGTTACTTGCAAGTCGTAGGAATTTAACTTCACTCGACTATCATTAAGACACTCAATTAGATCCTCGATATACACAGTCATAATACAATATCTTCCAAACCAGCAGCTCGTAATTTGATAATATTATTGATTTGATAGCCTTTTATATCAAGACCTTTGATAATTCCCAGCCACTGATTCCTCAGCATGGCAAATTCATTAATTACTTTTTCCATATCAACCACATCAGCTTCACCTTCCACGTATTTTTCGCAGTCTCTGCTACTTAATGCTCTTTGATAATTTTCTAAATATTTTTTAAATGATTTGGATCTAATCCTGCGCAGCTCAATGTTGAGGTACTCCAACACAGCTTCAATTTCTTGAAGCTGGTTGAATCGCTGCTCTACTATACCTGGAAGTTGAGCAGATGCTTTTTCTACATTGCCATGTATTTTGACCTCGCGTCTTGCTTGATCAAGTTCTAGATAAAAATGATCTAAACAATCTGGAAGGTGGCTGATATCATTACTTACTCGAGAATACCACGACATGGATTACTCCTCGTCGCTGTAAGTA